CTTGAACTACTTCTTGAACTACTTCTTGAACTACTTCTTGAACTACTTCTTGAACTACTTCTTGAACTACTTCTTGAACTACTTCTTGAACTACTTCTTGAACTACTTCTTGAACTACTTCTTCTTGAACTTTTTCTTCACGAACTACTTCTAGTATTTCTTCATGTTCTTCTTGCATATTAATTTCACCAGAGGATGACATACGAGGAGTTAATAAAAAATTTTTTGATAAATGTTTAAGAAATTTATTAAAAATGAATCTTTCATAATGTTTTTCAGTTTCATCCGATGGTTCAACGAAAGATAAACAACAATATTGTTGTCTATTAATTATTTCATCTTCTTCTAGGTAATCTATATTTTTGTTATAATTCGTCATTTTTATAATAATAAGTTATATAATACTTATTTTGTTTTTTAATTTGAAATTGTACGCATGATATAAAATATATAGTATAATAATATAACTATAAATGTTTCAAGTGGATTTAAAAGAAATCGTTATTCGATTAGTAAAATATTTGATTGAAGGTTTAGCAGTTGCTATTGCTGCTTATTATATACCAAAAAATAGATCTGAAACAAATCTTAATGAAATAATGATGATAGGTATAACTGCTGCTGCTACTTTTGCCATATTAGATATGGCTGCACCAGCAGTATCAATTGGGGCAAGATTTGGTGCTGGATTTGGTGCAGGTCGTGCATTAACGTTGTAGTTATATTATATAATTGTGATATATAATTCAATATTAAATCGTATTTAATTCAAATAAAAAATTTTATTTGAATTCGATTCATAAAAAAATAAAAATTGATTAGATATTTAAAATATATAAATATATAATCAAATGGATAATGTTGATAATATTGATAGAAGAACAGCTTCTAAGCTTTTGAAAAAACAATTGAAAAATGCTTCTGGAGATGGTTCTTCATTAACCCATGTATGTATTTGTAAAGGTGCGTATAAAATAGATAGAAAGAAATTTGATTCGTTAAAATTATATGAAAGTTTAGCGGAAAATCGAGTTCCTTCAATTTGTGAACGTCTTCCTAAAAAGTTTCCATTATTTTTTGATATTGATGGTATTTCTGAAGATTTAGATATATTAAAACTTCATAAAATGATTTTTAGTATTTTAAAAAAATGTTTTATATTTGATGATGATTGTGATGAATATTACATTTCACAAAATAAATCAAAAAAGAATTCTTATCATATTTATTATCCAAAAATAATAGTAAATAAGGATATTTCTTTGATTGTATCTGATATTATTAATCGAGTAAAAGAAACAAAAGATGTAATTGATACATTACCATTTAAAACTGGTGGATTACGAATGTTAGGTGTTTTAAAATGGAATAAAGAGAAATCGGAATATGATGATAATAGTTATCATGAATTGATTAAAGGTTCTGACGAAGAAATTATGAATTCAAGTTTATCAGAACAAATGAAATATTTGACTGTATTAATTCTTCAAAAGACTAAATTAACAAAAACAAGTGCTTATTATGGGGATAAAAAAACATCTCTTGCTAAAACATTTGTAGATAGTAAATATCCGAACAGAAAAGAATCTTATTTTAAAACAAATATACATACAGTAAAAACAGTAAGAGATATTATTCGTAAAATTTTATTTGAATGTTTAGAAGAGGATCGTTTAGATACGAAAAAAAAATGGACTACAATTATGTTTTGTATTAAAAATATAGAAGATGTATATGATATAAAAGTAAAAGATATTGCTCTAGAATGGTCTAAAAAGTCAAAACATTATAAAGAAGGTTCGAATTGGTTAGACGATGAAATTAAATCTTTATGGAATTTAAAAAAAATAAAAGAATATGGTTTGGATAAATTATATAAATTCGCAAAAAAAGATAATCCAGATGAATATTATAAATTAGTAAATGGTGTAAATAAATGGGAAAAACATATTGAAACAATTTCAATCGAATATATCCGTTTTAGTTATAATAGATTTGATTTAGGTGATGCTGAATTATTTTCTCGTTTATATAATCTTCCAGAACAAAGAATCGTTTGTTCATCTACAAAAAAAGGGTTTGAATTTTATTATTGGAATGGAGAACTTTGGAAATTAGATAAAGGTGGATATATGAGAACATTAATATGTTCTCAATTATCTGGATTATATCAACGATATATAAATGATTTACAAGATAAGATTAATCAATTAGATGATGATGATGCGAATGATAAGGAAAAATATATTGAAATAAAAAAAGAAGTAATCAAAAGAGCACAAAAATGTTATACAAAAAAACATTCGGATAATTTGATTCCATTAATTGCCTCTGAACTTTTTGATGGTGATTTTAAATCAAATTTAAATTCAAATAAAGATATTATTTCTTGTGATAATGGTGTAGTTGAATTAGCACATAATGGTAATCTTCGAAGTTATAGAATCGATGATTATTGTACATATAAGTTATCAGTTGAATTTCCAGAAGATGGTGTAAATATTGATACAAGTACAATTGATTCTTTTTTTAATGATATTATGTTAGATGATAAAAAAATGGTAGATTATTTACAAAGATTTTTAGGATATTCAATCACTGGTCATACAATTGAACAAAAATTTGTAGTATTTTGGGGAGAACTTGGTGGTAATGGTAAATCGGTTTTAATTGAATTATTGCGACATGTATTAGAAGAAGGTAAATATTATGCTACATTATCAGGTGATTCTATATTAAAAAATAAAAAGTCATCACCTGGAGCAGCGACCCCTCATTTACTTCCTCTCTTTGGTTCTCGTATAGCTATAGTTGATGAATCAGATAAAGAAGTTAAATTAAATGAAGGTATGATAAAGCGCGTCACAGGAAATAAAACTTATACTGTTAGACCTCTTTTTAAAGAAGAATTTACTTTTGAAAATTGTGCTCAACCAATATTAATTACAAATTTTCGTCCAAATATTTCTAATGACCCTGCTTTACATAGACGATTAATTTTAATTCCATTTGAAGCTGAATTTAAAGATCGTGATTGTTTTGATAAAAATAATAAAAACCATAAACATAAAGATCCCAAAAAATTTGAAAAATTACAAAGTTCAGCTAAAGAATTATTAATGTGGTTAATTAAAGGAGCAATTGATTGGTATGCTAATGGTTTAGGGGAATTTCCTGATAAAATTCGAAATGCAACGGAAAGATATAAACTGGAAAGTGATGAATTATATAATTTTTTAAATGATGAAGATATTTGTGAATTACCACCAATAGATGTAGAATTTGATAAAACAGAATATTTTACAACAACACAAGAATTATTAGATAAATTTATTAGTGAAATGAGTTATAAATGTACCAAAAAAGAATTTCGAGATATGATGTTAAAACATGGTCATAAAGAAATGAAATATAAGAGTAAAAAAGGTTTTAAAATTAAATTAATTTTTGAATGTTTGTTAGATTAAGTTATATATTCATATATTCTTTTTGATACAACTTTGCCAATTTTTCTTTGTCTAGTTCCATCTACAGAATAAAGAATCGTTTCCAATAAATTCTCTTTATCTTTTTCATTATCAAAATTCAAATAAGCAATACATAAATTTTTTATAGATTTACATTCTGTAATAATAGCTTTTGACATATGTATCGAAACTCCCGGTATTTGAGCAAGTTGTATTGTCATACAATTTATTTTATTCATATTGTCTTTTTTTCTAATTTGAATATTGTCAACATATTCAAATTTATGTTTAGATAATTTGTTTATATATTTTTCATAATTAATTTTGAACTTTTTATAAAAATCAAATAAAAATAAAACACTTTCTTCTAAACAACTCGTTTTATATATTTGCATCATATCTCGTAATATAATGTTAATCTGAGCACCAATTATTGTACTTAATGGTAGTCCATTAATTTTACATTTATTTTGCTTTATATAATATTTATTATTCAATGATCCTTCAATTAAATAAATAATATTTATATCTTGTGATAAACATTTTTGTAAACGTATTTTTTGTTCACGCAATCGTCCATCTTTTATTGAATTTGCTAAATCTTCTAATGTTTTTCGTTCAATAATAAAAATAGTTTTTCCATTAATTCGGTAATGGATATCTCCAATATCTAATTGAGAAACTTTTATAAATTCTAAATTTTTCATATAGTTTAATAATTTGGTTTCTCTAGTATCTATAACCATTTCAATATTTTGAGAACATTTTATAGAATTAATTTTGTCTATAATTTTATCTAATCCGTGTATATTCATTCTTTATTAAGTATAATTCTTATACTTAATACAGAATTTTATTTATACAAGACAATATTATTTTATAAAATTTTGATAATAGATAAATTTATAAAAAAAAATTTGATATTTATATAACAAATTTAAGTAATATGAATTTTATTAAACAAAGATGAAAAATAAAATAAAATTATATATTATCTATGAGAAAATTCTTAGCATCCGGATTTCGTAAATATTATGCCGAAACACCAACAGCTAATAAATGTATTCGATATTTAAATGATAAATATCCATATATTATGCCACGCATTGATCATATAGCATATAGACAATTAGGTGATATTGAATCACTTGAAAAATTATTAGTCAAATCGGATTATCATTTAATGGATAAAATTGATTTACCAACTGAAAATCCAGATTTTATTAAAACAGCTTTTTGGTACAAACATTCATCATTTCCAAGAATTTTTTTAAGTTCAGTTGGATTAAATAATTTGCCAATAGATTTAAAAAAAAAATTATATATGGAAAAAAATATAAATATATATAATCAATTAAATGAATATGACCAATATTTAGCTTGGACATATTTTTGGGGTAATAATATTAATCATATTGCGATCGATTTGAGTACCTATCCAGATGAATTTCCAGAAATAATTGAAAATATGGAAAAAGATTTAAATTTAAAAATGAATTCTACAAATTCTGGAAATAAATTTCAAATAAGTTCTGATGGATATTTAACACAATGTTCTACCAAATCTGATTATATTCAAAATATACCAAAATCATATATTGAATTCGTTCATCGTGCAGTTTTACCTGGTAATAAAACTGAATTATTTCCATCATCAATTCATCGTAAAGATGGATTCGATGCATCAAATGCTAATACTATTTTTAAATCGACAGATATATAATGTTTTATTCAAAACATCTACAACATATTGAAGATATCCAATTTTTTATTTTATCTGGAAAATAACTGTAAGATGACCATATATTAGATATAAATTGTAAAGTTATAAATAAATATACTAATGTCCGATATTTTGTAAAAGCACAATAAAATGTTAACCCCATTGAAATAAAATATAAAAGAGTTGGTAAAATATGTTTTCGTGTAAACATAATATAAAAATCTGTTAATGGATTTCCATATAGTATAAGAGAACCAATTAATGATATTATATTACCAATTGAATATAATATAGCAAAACTATAAGGATTTGCATTTAAATTTCCTATAAAATGTGTTGACATGTAAGAACAAAAAAATCCAAATATAGTACAAATAAGATAACCCAATATACGTGAGGTACAACTTAAAGAATTTTGGTTATTATCTTCATCATTAGATGATGATGAAGATAAAGAAGAAATTTCTGATATATTATCTGGAATTATTTCAGTTGATATAATTATTGACTCATTATCTATTTTTATCCCTTTTATTAAATTTTCTTTTAACATAATTTTTAATAATATTATATAGTATATAAATCTAATAATGGTTAATACAAAAATATATAAAAAAAAAAGAATAAAGAAAGTTTAAAAAAAAAAAAAAAAGGAGGCACAGTTGAGGAAAAGAATTCGGAAATAAAAAATTTAAAAAAAAAAGAAAAAAAAAATTGAAAAAAAAAAATTAA